CCGCTCCAATAAAATCAAGGACTTAGCCGGCACGGTTAAGTCCTTTTTTGTTGATTACTGTAACGCGCCACTTGGTATGACAGTAATAGACACTTGCTTTGACAGTAAATCATTTTACAAAAAAGGGGAATTCACGGTCGATTTAATCCGGCTTGAATTCCCCCTTTTTTTGAGCCGTTCAACTACCAATTCCTGACAATCATCTCCCTCCTGTTTTTACCCTTGCCACCACCGCCTATTGTATAGTCGATACCCACTGTTTCGGTCGTGAAACCCTTGAATACCCGTCTCATTTCCGGGTGGTCGTTGATGGTTAGGATGGCGCTACCTTTCATGGTTCGCATGACCTCGGCAATCTTGTGGTATTCCGCCAAGGGGAACGGTACTCCGTATCCTTCCAACTCGTAATACGGCGGGTCCATGAAATGGAGCGTATAGTCTCTATCATATTTTGTCAGGCAGACACTCCAGTCCAGATATTCGATCCAAACCCGAGCTAGCCGGAGGTGAGCCTGGCTCAAGTCCTCTTCCAGACGAAGGATGTTGAACCGAGGCGGCGAACTTGGAGAGACGCCGAAGGTCTGGCCGGTGACCTTGCCGCCGAAGGCCAGTTTCTGGATATACAGAAACCTCGCGGCACGTTGGATGTCGGTCAGCACCTCGGGCGGGGTTTCCTTCGCCCACTCGAACAGTGTCCGACTGGACAAGGCATATTTGAACTGGCGTATAAACTCCTCTAAATGGTTCTTTACGACGCGGTAAAGGTTGACGAGCTCCATGTTGGCGTCGTTAAGAACCTCTACCTCAATGGGCTGTTTGAGAAAGAACATAGAGCCGCCACCGGCGAACTCTTCGACATAGCAGGTGTGGGGCCTGCCGTTAATCAGCGGCAACAAGATTTTCGCCAGACGGCGCTTGCCACCGGGCCATGCGAGAATCGGATAATGTCTCAAATGAGCCTCCTTGCTTTATCAAACAAGTTTTGTTAGGCTCCCCTTGCTCTGTACAGGGCGGGGCAGCCTTCGGTCGGCTCACTGCTCTTTCAGTGGGTCGGCGGCCGAGCCATGTTGGCGCATGGTTCGGCCGCTGCCTCTTTTCTATCTCCTCAGTGCTTCCAGGATGTTACACAGGGAAACTGTGTTGCGGTGTCCGGCTCGCTATTGGAAATCCACACGGACGAACCCCGGTCGGCGGCATAATCAGCACTGCTCCCCCCGCGGAACACATGGAACAGCACAGTCGAGCACGGGACATCATCCACCGGACAACCCACGGTCACACCCTCGAACGTTGCGGCTACACGACCCGCGGAATACTCTAATCGGATCTCGTGCCACGCGCCGGGCGGAGCCTTCCGGCCGAATGGGATACTGATTCCAAACCGTCCATTCTGGCTGCGGCCGGGGTAGACGTACAACTCCAAGTTATCATGCCGCCACATAACCCTCGCCGACCAGCCGCCCGCCGGTCGGCCTCCCGTCGGGCAACCACCGGCCCCGAGGCCCGGGAGTTTCCCCCCCGCCGCAAACTCGAAATCACCGTCAAACATGAACCAGTACCGCAGAGTGACGGATTTTCGGTACGGATACGCGGGGATTCTGAATGCCGCGCCTGACTCCCCCCCTACAATACCGGCCGAGAGATCTACCCGCGCATTAGGCAGGAACACAGGTAAATTCGCCACTATGGCCCTGTTATCAGCCACCATTTCCTCGAAAGAGCGGGCATAGCCCAGATGAGTTATCGTATCGGCCTTGGTGTTGAGAATAGGCATTGCTGCGCCCACCGTGCGGGGGTTGAGGATGGGGCTCCCCAGCAGTACCGAGCGCTGCAGAAACAGCCCGTCATGCGTACCGGCGCCAAGAAGCCGCTCGTCATACCCTCCAATGGCGCGGAACAGATCAATAGTGGCTCCTATCCTGCCGTACGAGCCGTCCCGGTACGCGCCTGACCAATCATGCACAGTCGTGTCCGGATGCTGTTCGATGAACGCAAGCAACTCGCGGGTGATGAAATTGTCGGCGTCCAGATTAAAAACATAGCCCCCCGTGGACATGGAGTGCGCTATATTTTTCGCCCTCGGTATGTGATACGGAATCAAAGGCCGCTCGACATAGAGGAATCCGGAATGCCGCCGGACAAATTCGACCGTTCCGTCGGTGCTGCCGCAGTCCAGGATGATCAGCTCGTGGCCCGTGCCCGCCAATATCTTCAGGTTGCGGGGGAGTGTTCGTCGCAGTTGCCACAAACGGTTGTATGTCTGGCAACAAAATGAGATCTTCACGTCAATGCCGCTTTCTCATATCCGACCCCGACGGCCTGCTGCAGCACCCAACATTCGGTCCGCGGTTGTGGCGCAGCATCTCGTCAGCAGGCGGTAATTTGTGCGGATACTGCTGAGCAAGGGTCTTTTTCTTGAACGGTTCCTCCAGGGGTTTTGAATCATACCCGGCCATATATCCCTCACCTTGTTCCGGACCCGAATTCGATGGTGAAATCCACACGTACCGGGCCGTATTGCCTACCGGCGCATGAGGCCCAAACGTATAACACTCCTCCCCGATATTGCTCGAATACCTCCCCCCACCCCCAGAGATCTACGGCCAACCCGACTATACCCAAGGGACCCTCACCGAAGAATATTGGCCTGCTACCTCCCTCCCCGAAGGGCTCATCAATGTATTCAGTCCTCCAGGTTACGTCCTGCCCACAGGTATCCCCCATCAGTCGGATGGGTATGAATGACGGATATTCAATGGCTGTTTGCGGAATTATCTTCTCCGTCGAGACCCATTCCAGCTCATCGTCCTGGAGAAACAGCCCCTTTATCTTTGGTGTGCACGTTTCAGCGCCTGTATCCTTCACCATCCGTATTCCAAAGGCTGCTTTCGCGCTCGCGACCACTATCTTTTTCAGTTTCATACCGTCACATCCAATTCCTGCGTAACATATCCGGTCGCCTGTATTTTGAGGTGGTGAACGCCTCGCACTGTCTGGAACGACACCTTTCCGAACGAATCGGCGGGCAGAGTGAGGCCTCCGTCGAGGGTCACTTTCGCGCCTGGAATCGGTTTTCCCTCCTCGTCCGTAATGGTGAAAATCGCATGCCCCGCCACATAGGTCACGCTGATTCCATCCGGCAGTTGCGGGGCGTAGGCTTCGGAGAGCTTCGCCAGCACGATTTCCGGCGCGTCGCCTGCTATCGCCTCCACCGTCAGCCGGACCTCGGCGGCCGACGGGCTCAGCTCGCTGTTCATCACCAGCATCCGCCCCGATACCGGGACATGCGGATGGCTGACATTCACCCACACGCCGGGCGGAATAGCCGCGGCCTCGATGCCGTCGGTAAATTGAATCGTCCAGGGCGAGCGGGACAAATAACGGAGCGTCCGCTCCCCCAGCAGGTACGCCTGCCGGGGAGATTGCAGCCACTTCGCTTCCATTGTCCGCCGAATCCTGCCGTATCGTTCAACCTGCTCCGGAGCTTCCAGCGCCATGGCTTTGCGGTATGTCCCGGAAGACCAGTCGTAATCGTATTGCAGATTCAGCACGGTAACGATATCCGCTCCCTGCGCGGCGACGGAGACATCGGACATTGAGCGGATAGTAAACTCGGCGCATACCGGTTCCGAAGGCGGCTCTTCAGCGCAGATCTGGCCGGATGCCGAACAGCCGGACAGCACCTGAAAGAGAGCGCCGGCAGTGGATTCCGTCGTGCCGAACGCGGTCGCTCCCCGCTCTCCGGATTGTGCCCCGGCGGCGCGGTAGAATCCACCGGCTGAAGCGCCGATGCCATTCCGCAAGCCGGAAACGAAGGAAGCCGCGGCGGTCCCTTCAGACCCCGCCACAGCGCTGTCTACGGCCGATCCTTCCCGCCCTCGAACATATCCATCCCGCTCAGTATCGGCCATCAGGGGTAAATCCTCGCTATGCCCGGCATTCCGCCGCTCCAGACGCCGCCGCAACTCGCCATGATTTCATCGATCTGCGCGCGGATGGTGATGGTGTCGCTCTCCAGCAGGCCGTGCAGCTCGATACCGATGTCTCTGCATTCGGTACGGAAAGCGTCCAGATCGCCGTATTCCACCGGCAGGCAGCACAGGTTCGCCAGCAGATCCCAGAGGATGTCGGCGGGGTTTGTGAGCAGGCCGCCGGTGTCCGGGTGCATTTTGCCGCGCAGGGCAACGGTCAGGGTCTCGCTCGTAGCGGCGGGGGTGGCCAACTTCAACAGCGATATGGCGTGTCCTTCGCCGTCGGTGGTGTTCTCCAGGGTGTACTGGGTATCCGGCACATCATCACGGGTGAGCCCATCCACCGACTGGATAGCGTGGTCCAGCAGGAAAAACACCCGGCCGGTGTTGCCGTAGGGTATCGGCGTAATCGTAATACGTCCATACCCTACCGGCAGCGAAACCGGTGACACGAACTGTCCCCACACCGTTGAATTCCGGAGCGGCACAGGGTCTGAGAGGGGAAGAGCCAGGCCGAAGGTGTCGGGTTCGCCCCCGATGAAAAGGCCGGAAGCCGATGTATTCGAGAGGCCCCGAGCCAGCGCCTGCCGGGATGATTCCGGGCGGGCCGAGAGCATACCGGGACGGTCATATCCGCGGGGCATGCTGCCCGCGAACACGGCGGAGATTCCAGCCGAGGAGGCGCCTTTCCCGGCAACCAGCCCCAAAGCGGCGCTGCCGTTGGAACCGGTAACCGCCGCATCCAGCGCCGCCCCGTGCAGCCCGGAGATATATCCGTTGCTCTCGGTTTCAGCCATTACATCCATCCCTCGGATATCAGGTTGCCATTCCGGTCGAACAGGTTGCTCCACTTCCGTCCGTCGGGCATCAGCGCGACCAGACGGTACCTGACCGCGCAATCCGCCGGGTTGCACGGGTCAAGACTGACATTCACAGCCGCGTCAAGCCCGGCCGGAACGAGATCGCCCGGCCATTTGCAGCCGATACTGCCGTTTTCGGTTGCCAGGCCCACCTCTCGGAACGGCCTCTTCAGCAGCGACGGCCTCACCCCGTAGTGCGTCACACCGTCGGCGTCGGTAATGATAAGCGGGCCGAAATCCACTCCGCCCGCAACGCTCGACGCTCGACGTTCGTCGCTCGACGCCTCACGCCACATCGAATTCCACCCGGAACTTGATTCCGCTGTTCTGTCCGTAGGTGGTCGGCTTCAGACTGATGCCGATGTAAAACGCATGATCCGCCGACGATGCCTGATCCGCCAGGGACAGGGCGTTTGCATTGCCTCCGATGCCGTAGGCCGCGGCCCAAGCCCTGCCGTCCGTGTCGCCGCCGATGCGGTTTTTCCGCACCGCGGCGGAGGTGCGTTCGAAGGCCGTCACCTTGCACCCCGCGGGTGGGTCCGTCGCGGTCACGCCGTCATACACATAGAATTTGCAGGCGGACAGCGCGGTATTCGCCGCGTCATCCTTCCATTCGATTTTCATCGTACAGTCGGACTGCGCCACGTTCGTCGCGTCCAGCGTCACGGCGGCCGCCTCCTCCAGGGACACCTGCTCCGGACTCACATAGCGGCAGTTGCGCGCCGCCGCTATGAACGCAAGCACGGAGTCAACCACCACCGAGGCCGGATTCCAGGCGTCTACGCTGAAGGCGCTTACGCCGTCGGGCGCCCCGGAAAACGCCAGCTTGTCGGTCACCCCGAGAGACGAGCCGAATAGACCGTCGGCCCCGTATTTCCATGCTGTTACAATTGCCATGCTATGCCTCCAGTTCCATGGTTATTTCCGGCCCCAGGGTCGCCCTGGTAACCGAACCGGTAAAAAGCCTGACGGCCGTCCCGGTCGATACATCCTCTATCACCGCCCGCCGCCGGAACGGGGGGAGGGCGAACAGGGCTGTCAGTTGCCCGTCACCGTTGTCCAGCGTAAAGGAGCAGTTGGCGTTCTCCGAGCCGCCACCCACTTGCAGCGGCCGCCGAATGGTTCCCACCATCTCCAGCCTTCGGTAGGCGATGCCGGTGACGAACGGCAGAGCCTGGACGTCGCGGTAGAATGACAGGGGAGGGTCGGTGTCCAGTCTCGCGAGCAAGATCATTGCATCACCGGGGCAAACGGCAGGGCCAGGGACAGCATCCTCAGCGCAGCGTCGTTCGGGTGATACTGCAATTCGTCGACGATATCGACATTGTCGGTATCCACCGTCACCAGCATTGCCTCCTCCGGATGCAGGTAATGCGGCACTACCACCAGCGGCAGATTGCCGTTTACCTTGCAGTATTCAATGGCCGTTACATGCTCATCCAACTCGGCTTTACTGATGAATTTCGACCACGCGATGAGTCCCGCTGAACCCTTGCCGCCGTATATAGCCCCTTCACGCGGACCGTGGGTCATGGTGTACTGTTTGCGCAGGGTGATGGTCTCCGGGGCCAGCTCCGTGGTGAGCGCCCGCCCGGCGAACAGCCAACCTATGGCCCCGGCCACGTCAATGGAGCAGCGCAGACACCTGGTGGTGACCGCCGCCGGAGCTATCCAGGCGATGACTGGTGTAGCGGCGGAAAGCGTTGCCACCGTGCTCCAAGAAAGGCCGTCATCACTGGCGGCGATGTTAATTGATGCCGCCGCGGGTAAATCGTGCCTGGCCAGCGCCAGACTGTCGATAACGGTGGGAGCGCCAAAGTCCGCCACCAGCGTCACGGCGCCGTCCCAGCGCCACTGCTCCGGAGAGGGAACGGCGATATTCGCCGGGGAATGCGGCTGCCGGGCCTCGAAGAGAAATTTGTCTCCTGTGACAAATGACGGGTACGCGCCCGGGGTGAATACAGCGGTGAGCCCGTCGGTAAGGAGTGTGCTTTGCAGCGGAAGCTCCGCGCTCCATGCTCCCACCTGTTTCCGCCAGGAGAACGCTCCGCCCTCGATAGAAAACAAAAACTTGTCCCCCAAGGCAAACGGGATGCCTCCGTTCGCCAGGGAGAACGAGAGCCCCTGAGCTTCGTAGCGGGCCGTGGATTCAGACATGAGCAGTTGCGGAAATGCCGTCGCCAAGCCGCGCACGTCCCACACAAGGGTATCGTCCCCGGCGACTCCTCCGGACAGATAGCGGGCGCTACCGGCGGCGATCAGAATGGTGATGCTCGCCGAGGTACTGCCGCCGCCGCCCGCCCCGGCCGCCCCGGCGATGGATATACTGAGCCTGTCCCCTTCCTTCAGATTCGCCGGGCATTTGCAGGAAATGACGAAGGCGAATTCCTGTGTATTCCGGCCGTCGAAGGTCGTGCTGTAGTAGAGCTCGTCAGTCATCGCCGGGGCGTATCCGTCGGACAAATCCCAGTAATACTCCGAGTCTATGTCGCGCCAACAACCAGCACTCGTGTCGGCGCCGTCAGTTTTTCCCGGCACTATCCCGGCCGTCAGGTAGATGAGGTCGATTGCCGAGTTGTAGCGGGCAAGGTAAGCGTCCTGGGCAGTCTCTATATCGTCCAGCGCGCCGGCTGCAAGCGCATTCAACTCGCTCAATACTTCATTCTTGAGGCTGTCCCACTGGGAGAGCGCGTCGGGGAAGGTATAGATGGTATCAAGTGTATTGAGAAGCAGACTCACGCACCGTTCCATCCAGGCGATGTCCGCGCTCGCGCCGAGATAGTTCCCGGGACCGCCCTGTGTGTTCACGGCGGGCGGGTACACTTTCAGGTTCCTCTCTTCGGTGAGCTGTTGCGCATAGGCGGCCTGCGCCGCGTCATACGTCCCGAAATTCCAGGAAATAGTATGCACGCCGTCGCTGTATTGCCGAAGGAACGTCACTGTATAGCCCGTAACCACGGGCGGCTCCCCCGGCGCGAGGGTATTCGCCGTGATAAAGGCGTGTCGCCACTGATACAGCGCGGTCAACCGGCTTGCATATGCCGGGTCCAGATCCATAGCGGAACCTCCTTCCGGGAGTCCAAGACAATAGTTGGAGATTGCCACCGGGCGTGGCGTGACCTCGCAGTTCAAGGACTTCCGATTTTTTTTGTATGTGGCGGATATCGACTTTGCGGTTGCGTTCACGCCAAGCCTGCTGGCTGCTATGATGATCGGGGGCTCCGTCTCGCCCGCGTCATCGTCGCGGCTCTGGTACTCAACGGCCAGGATCCGGACTACGCCGGTCTGTTTAGTCAGGCTCGATGATGATGGGGGTACCGCAGCCGCGGGAATGGTGAAGTCTATCGGGCTCTCCGCCTCTGTATACGGTATCCCCGTGCGGGCGGAGGGGAGATTACCCGAGACTGTGCCCCTAACGGTCCAGAGGCTGTCACCCTGGTAATCAAGGGTCACGATCTCCGTAGGAGCGCCGGGCTTCACCTCCAGCGTGTCGGGGAAATCCTTCAGCTCGTACCAGCCGTCCATGGTGATCGACCCGACTTTCGCGATGGTGCGCAGCGGTAGATCCATAGCGGCCATGCCGCCGGGAACCAGGTTTTCGGAGACCACACCCTGGATGGTGATGAGGTTCGATCGGCTCCTGACAGCGTAGAGGAGATCGTACAGGGTGACGATGCCGGGATATATCTCCGTGGTTGCGCCGTCCGTTATGGTAACGGTGCGGCTTCCGGTGATGACGGTAATCTTTGCGCCGGCGGCGATCTTGGCGGCGGGGGCCGGGGTGAGATGATATTTCCATCCCTCCGAGGTGTATTCCCGGTACTGGCGGTAGACCGCAGCATCGCCCTGGAAGCGGATACGCGGGCAGTCATTCGGTAGTGTCCCTGATGCGGAGAGGGTCCGGGTGATGCCGGTCCAATCCCATTCCTCGCCCGTGAAAATGTCCTCCCCGGCGTCGATGTCGGAGAGAAGGGAGAAGTTCGATGGCGACGCGGTCAGCGCTTCCTGTACGAACAGGTTGACGGAATTCCCCGGCTCGCCGGCATTCTTCGCCACCAGCTGCACGCCATGGAAATCCAGGTATGCGGACCGGGAGGCGGTCCCCAGGCTCACCAGTTCCACCTCGATGGACTGGGCCGGGACGTCGGTTGCCGATACATCCACCATCCTGCCGCTTCCCACTCCGGAGAATACCGGAGAGGACACTCGGCCGGCTCCCAGGTCGGAGGTGATGCGCACCTCGAAGTCTGCGTCATTGTGGCCGGTGTAGCTCCCGGCAAGGCGGACAGAGCCGGAGCCCTTCCTTACGGACTTGCCGGGGAACACCGCCGCGGCGGGCTTGACGGCGGAGGCCGTCAGGACGGCTGCTGTGATTGCGTTTCGGTTGTTGGTTAGGATGCGTTGTATACTCATGATTTCAGCTTCGTCACCTTCTCCAATACCGGCAGCACTTCCCTCCGGACCGTGGCCTCGTCCATCCGCTGGGGATAGATGTTGACGGTCATCGACAGTCCCGCGGGCGATGCCCCTTGGAGCGGAGCCGCGTCGGAGAATGCGCCGCCAGCAGCAAAATTCACTCTCGGCGTGGGGATATAGAAATGCTCTTTCCAGGCGCTCGCCTTAGCCTGAAGCCGTTCCCATATCTGACGGCCCGCAGCGCTTAACGGATCGTTGATGCCGACCATGAAGCCCCGGCCGACGTTCGTCTCCCAGAATCGGACGGCTTCGTTTTTGATGCCCCACTCGCCGGAGCGGACCTTTACTATCAGGTTGTCCACCGGAGAATCCGGACCAGGATAGCGACCGCCGCCCGCGAACCCGGGAATCACGGTTGGAGACGATGAGGAGGATTCGAGCGCGGCCTTTTTTGCCGCCTCGGTTTCCTCCTTGATGTTGGCCATCTTCTTTTTGTGGATCTCCTCCAGGAGCTTGAGCGCTTCCTGGTATTCCTGGGTGATGGCCGTGTTTCCCGCCTGCTGGGCGTCCGCCAGTTTGGCGAGCAGTTCATCCTTCTTTGCCTCGTAGTCCCGTTCTTCAATGGCGGTCTTATCGCCGCGCATCTCGTCCAGTTCATCCCGTAGGCTGTTCACCGTGTCATCAGCCTGCTCTTGCGCTTCCTTCAGGGATTGCGTGAGGCGATCCACCTCACCGCGTACTCCCTCCAGGTCGGAATCGTTTAATAGGTCCATCTTCTTGACCAGGTTGTTCGCGTGTTGTAACTGCCATTCGGTAGCAAGCCCCATCTTCTTCAACTGCTCGGTCAGTTCGGTTACTTCCAGGCGCTGGGAGTAGTAGCGGTAGGTGAGCTTCTCGGCCCTCTCGGCGTGCTCGCCAAGGATGCTCGAAAACAGGCCCATATCCCGTGACGCCTCAGCCGCCTGCCGCACGGCCTTGGCCACTTCATCCAACTTGGTCTTCAGCTTGTCGACGGTATCGAAAACCGTCTCTTTGAGAGGGACCCCGAATGCTTCCGCCACCTTCGGTCCCAGGGATACAACCCTGTTCGTTATCGCGTCCCACTGGGCATAGAACCCCTCGGCAAGGCCGCGCAGTTCGGCGAGCGACTGCTGCGAATCCGCCCGGATTTCATCCTCGCGCCGCTTCGCCTGTGCGATGTTTTCGGCGTTTATCCGGTCGTCAAGCGCCCGTTTCGCGTCGGCGTATTCCCGGTCCGCCTGGTACTTCGCGGCCAGGGCCTGCTTGTATTCAACCGTGTCCCGTGGCGTGGCGGCCAGTTCGCGGCGCCTGAGTTCGGCCACCTGCGCCAGATAATTCTTCTCCGCCTCCAGCTTGTCGAAGGCTGCCTGTTGACAGGTGATGAGGCCGTCTCGCTCGCTGTCTTTCAGCCAATCGAGGCGTTTTTTCAGTTCCAGTTGATAGTCGAGAGAGGATTTTTCGAGCTGCTGCTTGCGCGCTTCTTCGGCCTTCTGCGTTACATTCACCTGTGCGGTGGTGAGTTTGGTGAAAGCCGATTCCTTAGCCTTTTGCGCTTCGATGAATTCCTTGCTGTCCTTGCCATAGACGGCGGATATCTGCTCGAAGGTCCTCTGAGCTATTTCGTATTCCCGCTTGGCGAGATCAGCCTGGATTTTAGCGATCTCCTTTTCGCCGTCGACCTCGGTCCGGACTCTGTCGGCAATCTGCTTCCGGATCAGGGCGATCCGCTCATTACCTTCTGATGAAGCGATTTCAAGGGCGCGTTTCTTCTCCTCTTCCCCCAGAAGACCGCGCTTGACGGCATAGAGGTTCTGAACCTGAAAAACCGCCTTCTGCCTCTGTTCTTCCAAGGCGGCCAGATCGGCGCCCGATTCTCCGGCCTTGGCCTTTTGCGCGGCATAATACGACTCAACCTGTTTCAGCGCCTCGATGTATTGCTGGTCCAGTGCGGCGCGGTCTTTTTCGCGCAGGTTGCCCAATGCGGAGAAATAGTCTTCATCAACTTTGAGCTGCTTTTTCCTGTCTTCCAGGTTTTCCAGGCTCTCCTTCGCATACAGTTTCTTTTCCTGTTCCTGCGAATCCTCGATGATCTTTACGCGGGCTTTTCGGTGATTCGCCAGGATTTTAAGATATGCATCAAAGTTTAAGCCCGCTTTTTGAAGGGCTTCAACTTCCGCTTTTTCATCCTGATCCTGCTGAGACAGCTTCTCCTGTGTCTTGCGCCGAATCTCGTTTATCTGCTTTTCCGTGGAATCGCCCAGGATCTCTACCAGCCGGTCTTCCCGGGCCTTGGCGTCGGCTACTGCCTGTCGTGCGGACTCTTCTGCTTTTTGTTGTTCCTCCCTTTTTTTCTGTATCAGCGCAGAACCCTCTTTATCCATATTCCAAATAGCCATCCCGAGTGCGGCAATTCCCATTACAGCCAGTCCGATTGGACCGCCCACAATCGCCAACGCGCCGCTGAGTAGGGACGCAGCCCCGGCTGCTACGCGGGATGAGAGAGCCGCGGCTCTTGCGGCTTCGGCATATCTAACCTGAGCTGTGCTCGACATATTCGTAGCCATGGCGAGTTCAGCTTCTGCACCAGCCAGCGCTTGGTTAGCCCTGGCCTTCATTATAGTCGCTGCGAATGCGTCACGGGTTGCGTTTGCGGCAATGACTTCAATCCGAGCTTTTTCCACCAAGGCGAGGGCGTGCGCTTCGACGGATCGGGCGGCCAGCAGCTCAGTCTGTGCTTTCGCCTTAGCTATGGACAGGCTATCCAGCTGGACAGCAGTGCCCGAACGCACGGCGGCAATTAATTCTACTTGCCCGGCTGCAGCCAGGATTGCTGCGCCACCAATCCTACCGATCACCACTGCCGCGCCGACGGCTGCCAGGACCTGGACGGCGGTGGTAATGGCGCCGAAGTTCTCCGCGATGAGATTGAGGCCTTCGGTTATGCCGGGTAAGACAAAGTCGCCGAGATTCTTCTTTGCCATCGTTACAACATTGTTGAAGTTGTTGATGGCGCCTTGTCCTTTATTCGCGGCTTCTTCCGCATTTTTCCTGAACGTCTTATCGAAATGGTCTCCGAGGCCTGGGAGGACATCGCTCGCCAGTAATTTACTTTGTTGGGAGAGCTCAAGCACTCGGTCCTTCGTAATCCCCATGCTTTGAGCAACGGCTTCGAGGGTACCCGGCAATGCTTCGGCTACTACACCCAGGTCCTCCCATGTTACTTTTCCCTTGCTCGCCATCTGGGTCAACTGCCACATGACCCGCGTTGTTGTCTCGGCGGGAAGGCGTTGGGCGGCTATCGCCTCGGCCACACCCAGCCAGATCTTGCGGGACTTCTCCCCCTCCATGCTTGAATTCTTGGTGGATGCGATCCAGGAACTATAGGAATTCGAGGAACTGACAATTTCAAGGCCCAGGCGCTTGGAGGCATCGCGGATAAAATCCATCTCCTTGGCGGCGAGGGCGGCGGAACCTTTTACGGTCTTGAGGCGAGTGTCCAGCGCATCGAACTGCAATGCCGTGTCGATAACCGGCTTGATTGAGGATAGCAGCGTATCAACGGCGGATTTCACCTGGTTGAAGGCAAAAGATATCGCCGTGACGCGGGTCGCCAGGGAGTCGAATGAACCCTGGATCGTCCGAACGGTTCCGGAGGATTCGTCTCTCGTTGCGACGACTATTTCGACTCTATTGGTGGTCATTATCTCAGGTCGTCTCCACAGTGAATATCGACAACCCATTGCTGCCGATGTTCAAATCAGTGCCGGAATCCTGATATGCGGACAGGGTGAAAAAATCCCCGGAGACGACCGGGAACTCCGGCGTTTGCGCCTTGATTTTCGTCGCCGATACGGGGTGCGCGGTGCCCCCCTTTGCAATCCCCCCCTGGTAATAGACGCCGTTTTTTACGATCTCCAGGGAGCGGACTCCAATCGGGTTTTGTGAAAACGACAATCTACATCGGGCGAACGCATAACTGACGCCCGCCGGTACGAACATAGTCGACAGCGGGGTCCATATCCCGGACGGGATTACCGCGTCCAGCCGCACTGCCGCGACAGTCGTGACTCCGAAAATCGTATCCGGCGACATTTCAGCAATGATGGTTTCGTTATTCTCTATCAGTGAAATGATCTCTGTATCCATATTCTCTATCTGTACAATGATCTCTGTATCCATATTCACCCCGGTAAAACGGTAAATCGGAAACGCGGGTGCTTTTTCACGGTCCCGTCAGGCCACCTGATTAGAGAGACGAATACATGGTTGCCGGGCGGGATAGCATCAGAACCGGCTTCGTCCAGCACGCAATAATATACCCCGCCCGCCAGATCATACGGTTCGATGGCCAGGGCCTTCAGGGCGGTCGCGGCGGTCCAGGTCCGCTTGATCTCGGCCGTAATGGTCGCACCAGTGAGGTCGACAGGAGCGCCGGTCCTCTTGTCCCGCAGGCGTACCCGCAGCCGCAGCGTCTCTCCCTGGACGATGGTGATTATTTTTTCTCCATCCACTGCTCGAACCCCTTCGCGTCAGTGTGATACGCCATGCGGACCGCTGCCGCGACCCGCTTCATGGCCTCTTCATCGTGCGTGTAAACTGCCTGTAACGCCTCTATGAAGAAGCCGTATCCGTATTCCCAGACATTTTGTCCGTGGCCTCGCTCAATAAGGAGAAATACAGACTGGAGAAAATCCTCACGGCCGAGTTTTTGAGATCCTCGAGAACGCCTGTCAGCCCTAGCGCGCCCGCGAGCTTGAAAAAAACCGCGTTCACCCGCTTGAACGCCTCCCAGATCTCTTCAAGCTCTGAGGGCGCAAACTCGGTCAGCTCATCAACCGGGCAGTCCACCGTCAGGGGGAGCACGTCCTTTGCTCTACTGATTATGTCCGAGACCTTCACCGACCCGAGTTTGCCGTCCTCCCCCTGGAAGAGCGAGAGGATATCCTTTACCTTCAATTCCGAGACGGTAATCTTTTTACCGTCGATTTCGATTACTTCGTGCTTGCGCATGTGCCCTCCGTAGTTGCGAAACCTGCCGGGGTTTCAAAACCCGGCAGGTCTGTTCTTAATCTTCGAAAATCTCCTCGTAAAACTTGCTGCCGCTGGTTCTGGTTATGTCCAGTTCGGCAGTGCCTTCCAGAGGCAGATTCGCCTGGTTTTCGTTGATGAGCGACAACTCTTTCAGGAGGCTGGGGCTCACCTGGAAGACGTTGACCACCACGGCTTTATTGCCGTCTTCAGTATTGAGCCCTTCGAAGCGCATCCAGTAGCTTTTCGACGCTTCCGTCATGGCTGAAATCTTCGTTTGCGCCGCGTAGGAGTAAGATATCTCCAGCACGTCGTTTTCGGCGATATTGGCGACAGCGCCGCGAGCGGTCTGTTCAACGTCTGTCAGGATATTGATCGAGCCCACTTCGGCGTTGAGCGTGTAGTTTTTATCCACTTCATACGTGACCGGTACAGCGTCGTCGGACTTCACCACTACGGTGGACACTTTGAGATGAGCCAGCGCCACGGTCTTGCCGAGATAGGCGATCACCTGCTCATCAACGGCGCTGCCGGCGACCACCGGCGTAACCGAGGCGCGCTGGGCCAGTGCGAGGTTTGCCGTGTGCAGCGACTCCAGTGTGGCGGAGAAATTCACCTTTGTTTCTTTAACCCGCCGCTTATCGACTCCTCGCTGACCGGTCTGAGATTCCTTATGCTCCTCGATGGTCTCGGAGATGCTGAGTTTCAGGTCCGGCACGTTGGCCAGAGGAAGAAGCCCTTTTGCGTTGCCGGTCACGGAGTCCTTTTCGCCGATTAATACGACCCCCTGTCCGGAGTAAAATTTTGTTGTAATGATGTTTTGCGCGGGCATGTGTGCCTCCTTTTTCGTTGTCCGTCGTCCGTGTCCGTGTCCGTTAAAACCCGAAAACCGCCTTCACGGACACGGACAACAGCTTTTACGTTATCCCCAACTCCGTCAGCTTCTCCCGAAGCCGTTCTTCGCCCACCGGCGCGGACGGGCTGGTGGTGGTAAACACGATGTCGTACTCCCAGATCCCCTGTTTCTCCTCCACGAACTCGTCTCCGGCGTACTCGAACCGGGAACAACCCGGGATCTGCCAGCCGGTGAGGATCAGCCGCGCTGCCTCCAGAAAGAGCAGCGCGTCCCCTTCGAACCTGGCCACGGCCCGGATTGCTATCCTGGGGCGCCGTCCCTTGTCGGGGTCGCTCCCGGCGTAGTGGACCAACAGCGCCCCGCGCGGATGACGGAGCCGGTAATCGCCCGGTTTATCCGGGAAGGTCGCGATTTCAAGGCTGGTTATATAGGCCTTCAAACGGTCGGTAACTTTAATAACGATCTCGTGGACGAACATCAGAATCCCTTCAGGCTGTCTTTGGTGAATACCGGCTCCGGAGTGGTGAACTTCGGGCAGTCCGCTGGCGCCTGGGTTACGTTATCCTCCGAAGCGCCGAGGGTAACCGTGCCTTTGGCGATACTCTCAAGCACCCGAACCGCCGCATTGTATCGGTCTGTGCGCACCTTGGGAGGTTCCGAATCGCGCCGTGAAAACAGGTTGTAGATACTTATATCCACCGCCAGCTTGTTGATGATGGGAGGTACCGGCGCAAACGGCACGTCGCACCGTTTGCGGCAGTACCCGTCAATCTCGCTCCCGGCGTCGGCTATCGCCTTGTCGACATTTTCCATGTCGACCGCTCCGGTCAGGTCATCATCGGTAAGTTGAATAATGACCGCCTCCGGGAGCTGTTTATTGATCTCGCTTAGTGTGCAGTACGACACTGTAATCTCCCGAAGGGGACAGGCCCTTTACAACTCAGAGGGCCTGTCCCCTTCACTTCTACCTTACGAGGTCACCGTGGCGTCGCAGATGCCGTTGACGTTCGGAATCGGGAACGGCTTGGATTCCGCCACCAACTGGAAACCGCTCGGGTTGTCGGTCTTGATCGGCTTAACGAAGAAGGGCAGCGGCTGGAGGTTACCGTCCAGGTCGTCTATGGCGCAGAAGGGCATCTGGTGACCGGCGTCAAGGGCAATCATCTTGCAGACCTTTGCCCCCACGACCGGAACCATTGCCTTGGTCTGCGGGTTGTAGTACTGCTCATCGCGCGGCTTGACCAAGTAACCGCCGACGTTGATCCCCTGATCGGTGATCTCGACCCTGAACTGCGCGGTGGACACGAATCCCTCAGTCAGAGAGAACAGCGCGTTGTACGCTGTCTCGCCTGCCCAGGCCTCGACCCGTCCGCCGTATCCCTTTTCCTTCAGCTTCTTGTGCATCCCCCGCAGCGAGAGGAAAACGTCCTTCAGTTTGGCGTCGGCGGCGTCCCACTTCTTAGCCGGGGTGTATGCCTGGATGGCGCCGAAATCCACCTCGTAGGTTTCGAAACCGCCCCCTTCCAGTTGCACGGGCCACTGGATCTTGCCGGTGATGGCGACACAGCAGAGCGCCTCGGTGGTGGCGCGGACGGTGCGACGTAAGATATCGGTTTTTCCCTGCGCCCAGACCGAAAGAGACGCCTGGTCCCCCATGAGCACCCTCAGGTTGTTAAGGTCGGCGCCAGTGACGCCAATATCGGGACGAATAGGGAACGGCTCATAGAAACCGGTCGATGCGGTGCCGCCGGCAATGGTGATGGAGCGTCCGCCGCGTCGGGCCAGGGGCATAGCTTTTGCCACGGCCTGCAACAGGTCGGCGCCGATGAGCGCCAGCGGCTGCTGGGGACGGACGGTAAAAATGGAGTCCATGACCGGCGTCTCCAGGATCGGAAGCTCGGTCAGGTAGCGGATGATGGCCTCGCGGGTAAACAGGCCGCGGATGTTGATGAAGCCGAACGTGAGGAGCGGCAGGGCGTTCAGGCCGTGATGGCTGTCGGCCGCCATGGCCGGAGCTCCGGGAAAAAGAACAACGGCCAGCAGAATGAGGCCGAGCCAGACTGAGAAAATGGCGAAAAAACGTTTCATGATTGGGTCTCCTGTAGGGGCGAATCTCGTATTCGCCCTGGATTCCGGGCGATCACAACGATCGCCCCTACGGTCAATGAATTTCCTGTGAAGGTTATTTCGGGAAAATCCCCTTCTTCTGCAAGAGCATCAGCAATGCCGCCGAAGGCGCCGCCTTGGCGGTCTTGCCGACCTTGAGAACCGTGCCGTCCACCGTGCCGTGGCCCACATACAGGCCGGACGCGCTGTAGGCGGTGTCCGTTTCCTCGTCCAGGACACCGTCCACGGCGGTCACATAATCGGCGGTCACGTCGGTCTCATTGACAACGTTGGCGTTGAAGGTCACGGCATAGGCGCCGGTCTTGTAATTGATGGTGCCGCTGCCTCCCGCGCTCCCGGTCAGCCGCCCGCTTCCGTCATCGGCGAATGTCTCCACGCCGTCGGTAACGGCCAGCGTGCCGGGCTCCACCGGATACGACGTGAGAGTCCCGGTGAACGCCTTGGTTGCGCCGTCGCCGGTCTCGATTACCTCGTCGGCCGCTTCGGCCAGAGCAATCAACACGCCCGATGCGTTACGGGTTAGCACGAGTCCTGTCGGATATACGCCGTCCGCTGCCGTAAGCTTGCCGGACAACACCACCGGGTCATGACCGGGGACCTGCGCGCGTTCCTCGTCTCGGGAGAAGCTCCCGACCTTTCCGTTGATGGTCATTTTAAACCTCCTGTATTCGGGCAATCACGAGGATCGCCCCTACGATTTATACGTGTTTCGCCAAGTCCGCCGGTATTGCGCCCTGCTGAGAGGCCGGGTCGTAATGGCCGCCGCCCAGCTCGCCGAACTCGATGACCTTGGGCATGGCGTTGAAAAGGTCCCGCAGGATGTCGGCAGGCGCCTTGGTCTGTTTAGCTTGGCCTTCACCGAATTCAATGGTGTCGCCCTCGGTGATGCCGCAAGCGAAGTCCAGGGAGGCCACAGCCGCCGCCTTGTTCACCGGCAGAAGTTTTCCTCCCTTCACCAGCCCTTCGGCAAAGGTCACATTGCCTTCATGGATACCTGCGTTCGCCTCTACTTTCAGCGCCTCTTCCCTCTGTTTCAGTTCCGTCTCTTTGGCGGCAATCTGCTCGGCCGTCATTGCCATGGCTCCCACCTCCTTGTTCGATTCAGCGAACGCCGGTTCCGGCGTCGCTTCGGTTTTTATCTCGGGCCGCAGGGCCTCTTCCTGGACCGATTCGATATCCCATTCGGGCAGGGCCGCTTCGGCGTCGTCCGTTCCGAATTTTTCGATAAGCTTGTTCTTCAGGCTTCTGAGGAGGCGGGCGATGGTCCGGTCGCTCCAGTCGCCCAGCTCGATGATGCCGGTTTCCCCATCCGCGAACGAGACGGTCCCGAGCCCCTTCACCGCGGGCGGCATGGCCCCGAGAAAACCGAGATGGCGCGGGTAGTAGACGCCGGGTACCGGGTTGCTCGGGCTGTCCGGCTCATAGAGGGACAGTGACACCCGGTTGAACTTCCCGGAGTTGACCGCCTCTGAGAATGCCGGGTCTACCTGGTGGAGCTCACCCATAAGGAACCCTTCGGTAAACTCGGCAATCCCGACCCTGCCGTAGGCCGGGTCGTCGTGTTTCGGATGGCCGATAACTATCGGGGCCGCGTAGGTCTCCGGATTGTACGCCGCGGCCGTGGCCTGAAGCATCGCCTCGGTGAAAGTCACCACCTTGCCGTTCATGGCCGTGAACCTGCCGGGCTTAAGCATCCTGATTCTCTTCTTCATGCGGCCTCCTGTTTCCGGTCCACCATACGGGCGGACGTGGGGAAGTGATAGTAAAGGGCTTTATAAAATCAGGATCGAGGTTCGAGGAGCGAGGACAACCCTGGACTTAGTTTTTTGCTTGCCTCGTCCCCCGGGCCTCAACCCTCGGTGCTGCCTTAACCCAAAACCCCATTTAAACCATCTTTAAATTTTGTCGTGCCGCGTCGGAATCGCCGACGGCTACCTTTGCCTGTCCAGGAAAATCAAAACGCCTTACAGGGCAAATTTCGAGGTTTGTGATTTTCGAGACCTGCCAGGTTTGTGAAACCTGGCAGGTCTTCTTTACCCGGTTGCCTTTTCGATATGCCTCTCCACGATCTCGATGATGCGCAGGCGGTCCTTTTCAGCCAGCCGCATGCCCGTGCCTTCATTCATGGCCAGATACGGCCGCGCCGGGATCCTGGTCTTACGACCCCGGCCCGCGGTCAGACTTCCGAACTGGTGGACCCCGGCGTACTTTATCTCCCCCCCCGCGCCTATAATCACCTGGTTACGCTCCGCCTGGTAATGGACCGTTCGGCGCAGGTCGCCGCTCTCCACCAGCATCTTCTTGTTCGTCAGGTATTGCCGCCCCGCCTTGGCCAGGTGGCCGCTCTTCTTCAGCCGTTTCCCCTTAGCCAGTCCCATCCCCAGGGTAACCGCGGAAAGTCTGGGCCATGGCCGCCCCTCGGGATCGCTTTCGGCCGAGAAGTTCTCAAGGACCCGCCTTTCATAGTATTGGCCGATCTCGTGCATGGCCGGAGACATATCGCCAACCTTGGCGGCGAGCCGTGCCAGGACCGCTTTCACCTGTTCGTCGTGTATGACTATGCTGGTTTCCATTTGGCTGTTCCCTGTTTACATCCCGGTGCGAATGCGGTAGTATTTACTCACTTGCTGGCCCGGCGGGGCCGTCCCCTAACCGCCGAGCAAAGGACGTGCGTCTGGACGGAGGCGCATAGCTCTCATTCCCTGCCATACAGCAGCTTCCCCTTTCGGAGGTTGTTGGCCGCGGTCATACCGCCCCGGAAAAAATCCCCGCTCACCCAGACGCCGTCCTGAATCTCCGCGTACATCCCCAGAAGCCGATTCTTGTCCAGCCGTATGACCTTCACATATTTCTTACGCAGCCCGACCCGGCCGGAGACCTCGCTTATCGCGAAATTTACCCATATCTCGTAGGGCTCTTCGAGTAGCTCACGGATAAACGGGAAGTATTCCTCCCGGCCGTCCCATCGCTTGTCAGACTTCGCCAGAATATGGTCCACTATCCCCTGGGTAATCAGCGTTCTTTCCCCGGTCGGATCCGCGATAGATACCGAATCACCGCCAACCGCCCTTCTCAGCGCCTCCCGAAGGCCGGGTTCGGTGTGTTCCACAGTGCCGAGCCCCGCCTTCGGCGTGTCCACCGGCATCTTTTTCGGCCGCCGGTATTCTTCCGGCCCGTCCGGGTTCAGGTCATTCCACGGTCCCGAATCTTCCATGAGCCGCTTCTGAATGCTCTGCCCGTTCGCGGCCTCCCCCACGTTGTAATCCCACCCCTTGTCTATCCCCACCGGCGCTCCGGTCTTGGGGTCGACGGATTGCCAGCCTTCCGGCTCTTCGGTCACCTCGTCCTCGTAGGCCCGGACAGCGCGGCAATGGCAGCCCCAGCCGTTAGGCGGGTAGTGGGTCTTCCAGAAGGCATGGCCGATGGGAAGCGTCCGGCCGTTCCAGGCCAGATGCTGGGGCCGTGGATTCATCACCCCGTCGGCGTGAACGTAGCGCAGATACTCGGCCCCCCCTTCCTGGAACTGTCGCCAGCGGCCCGCCTGATAGGCGGTGGTGATGTTGGTGTCCCAGATCAGGCGGCTGCGCCAGTTTCGCCCCCCCTTGTAGGCCCAGCCGTGTTTATCGACTATCCCGTCGAACTGCTCTCGGAAATCCTTCAGGGACAGCTTGCCGTCGATTGCCTTCTGAACCGCGCCGCGCAGATCCGTGAGCAGGTCCGCCTTCATCGCCCCGGCGACCATGAACCCTCTGGCGTGCTGTTCCTTCCAGAGGTCGTCCCATGCGCTCGTCGAGATGTTCAGCTTCTCTTGAAAGAACCTGGAAGCCTCGTTGAAGGGCAATTTGAAGATGGCGTCGAATTCTTCGGATGTCATTCGCCATTCTCCACGTCAACGCGTCCGGCCATGAATGCCCGCATGGTCTCCTCGGCTACGATCCCGGCCAGGGCCTCCACGCTCATGTCCGGGTAGGCTGCAAGGATGATGTCGGGCAGTTCCTCGATACTTTGCGCCCCGTCGATGCGCTTCTTGAACGCATTGATCCAGGCGTCGATATAAGGTGCGGCGGTTTTGCCCAGACGGTCGGCAAGGGCGGACATAGTAGCCGTGGGGTCGTCTCCCGGTTCGGCAAGGGAAATCCCACCGGCGTCGCCGGCCGCTGGTATGACGCCGCCTTTGGTCAGGTCAAGGGATTCGCCCCCTTTGGCAAAGGGGGGCTGGGGGGGATTTTGCGGTGAGATCTCTATCTCATCCTCCTCCAGGCCATACCGCCTTTTGAAGTACACCGGAGTCAACCGCGCGCCGCTGGCGGCCACGGCGTTGGAGCGCTTCTCGTCCCGTTCGGCAACTGTCAGCTCGTCTTCCTCGTCTTCGGTCTTGACCCACATCTGCGGGTAGCCCTTCGTACCGGGGAACTGGTAGTCCACCAGCCAGCGAACAACGCCGTTCTCGCTGTTCAGGGCCTCGCTCAGCGCGTCCGCGTCGGCCTTGACCAGGTCGCCGCGCACGTCCGCCTGGGCGTCCTGGTTGCCCAGCGCTCCGGGCGTCCCTTCCGTGGTGGCGGTCTGCCCCAGGATCACCACGGTCATGGCGCCGTCCATGTACTCCACCAGTTCCTTGTAGGTGGTGATGGAACCGCTGCGGGCCGCCTCCAGGAGAGACAGGCTCATCCCCTGGGGGAAGATGACGGCGTTGTTTGAATGGACCGCCTGAGCCGCGGACAGGAGGCTGCTTTTCTGTTCCTCGGTCGCTCCCTGCGAATATTCGCCCTTGACCGTCGGCCCGGCGAACTTGTCACAGAACATCAGCCAGAACTTGATGCCGTTCTTCTTGAACCACCAGGGCCAGTACAATTCACGGCCGAGGCCCACGCCATAGGGGGTCTCCACCTCATCGCCGAAGGTGACGTGCTGGAACTTCCGGAGCGGCAGGCCGTCGCGGGTACTGACATTTTCACCCATGGGGTTGTTACGGGTGATAAGCAGGATGTTCCCCTCCAAGTCGAAGCGGAAGCGCCGCTGGTTGCGGTGGCGCATGTCCTTGATGAACACGTCCCCCTCGCTGTACTCCCACATCACCTCGGAAAGAGCGAATCCCTTCAGTGTGCCGCCACGCAGCAGCGCCCGCCGGGCGCGGTCGAAGGGGAAACCGAGGAAGACCTGTTTCACGTACTCGGCCCGCCGCATGTCCTCGGCCCTGTCCGACCAGGGAGTGACCTCCCACTCGCGGCCGATGACCGCCAGCGCCCTGGTGCGGAGCGACGGGCCGATCCGGTCGTCCCGGCTCATGTCGTCATAGACGGTGATGTCGCCTCCGCACTCCAGGTTCAGCACCTTGTCCGGGTTGGCCAGGTGGGTCAGAAATCCCTGAAAGATGTCGAAGTCGGTCGCGGCGCTGGCTATCTCGTCGGTTATGGGTTTTTGCCTGTTAGTTGCCATTTGATATCCTGTGTAGGGGCGCTGCTTGCTGCGCCCTTGTCCGGTTGCTGGATTCGATACGGGGCGCGGCAAGCAGCGCCCCTACGGCGAGGGTCTGTCCCCGTCAGGTCCTCATGTAATTTTTCATCGCTCCGCCGTACCCGGGACGGAGAGGACCGGCGGTCTTGAATTCGATGGGAGCGGAAGGATTCGACCGCGCCATCACCGCCAGGCCTTTTGCCCAGAAGTGGTCCGCGTGGCCGGTCGCTTCTTCCCGGTCGGCGTCGAAGCGGAAGTTGCCCGCGCTCGTGGCTACCTTTTTTACCGTGTGAAGGCTTTGCCGGATTGCTGTGTCCGCCGGGATCCGGTCTTTCTGGTCTTCGAAGCTTTTTTTGATGCCGTTGGCAAGAGCTTCCTTTGCCTTGGGCGTGAACGTAACCGGCTCGACCAGGTGCCCGCCGAACATTTCAAGGGCCTCTTCAGCCAGCTGCATGCCGACCCCGGTCTCGTCAATACAGCCGCGGCGCATGCGCGACAGTCGCAGAAGCGAGAACAGAACCAGGCGCTGCACCCCGAAGGGCTGCTTCTTGAGATCAATGACAGCTCGGGCTCGGGCAACTGCGCTGATATCCTCATCCAGCCAGATGATTGACATATCTCGTCTTCGGGCCACGTCGAAGCCAAGGTATAGATCTCCCGCAAACAGGACATCAGCAAGGATTTCCCTCCCCGCCGTGAAGGGAGGAGGATTCTCCTCGGACTTGTGCTCCTCGTGGAAGTCGATGGCTGCATTGACAAGCTCCTCGGCCCATTGGGGATAGTAGTCGATCCGCACGTCCTCGACGCTCTCTATCAGGTCGTAGGGGAGGAAGGCGGTGGTTTCGTCGATGAACTCGCAGAGGTATTCCTGGTGCCAGGCTTCGTCGTCTGCGAGCGCCAGCCGCAGGTCCTCGGGCTCGATCTCGTTGCCGTCCTCGTCGACAAGGATGAGACCCATGGCCACAGCGTCGAAGATGTCGACCTTGTGCTTTGACCAGCCGCCCCGCTCTCCCTTGACCTCGTGCTCAACACCGTCGAATATCTGAAGGGTCTTGGCGGTCCAGAGTTCGTAGAACTTGTTCTTCTTCCCCATGGGTGTGGAGATGATCCGGATCTTGTAGCCACGGGTGACGGTGGGGAAGAGGGCCTTCCAGATGGCCCGGGAATCCTTGTGAAATGCGAACTCGTCCAGAAGGATATGGGCCGAGTGGCCGCGGGCGGTCGCCGGGTTTGCAGGAAGCCCGATGATCCGGCTGCCGTTGGGAAAAACGATCTCCAGTTGCTTGTATTCCGAGTCGCCTTCCTTGAAGGTCCCTTCCAGCTCGATAACGGCGAGGCCAATGGCGCGCGCGTGCATGGCGGCCGTGGACATGAGCTCGCGGGACTGGCGCTCGCCTGCGGAGAGAAAGACCCACTTGGTCTTGTGCTCGTAGCAGTCGATGACCGCTTCGAGGGAGGTGCCGAAGCTCTTCCCCCCCTGGCGGCTCATCATGCCGATCTTGAAGCGGCTCTTGTCCTCGATCCAGCGTTTCTGGTAATCGGTTAGCTTTATGAGCGGCTCGAAGCCGGGAGGGAATACGGCGCTCTTGTGCTGGTCTCCCGAGGTCGGGATGTGGCTCGGAGTCTGGGCGGCCTTGGCCGCGGCCAGGATCGCATCCGGCCGGATCGTACCCAGGAGGAAGAAGAAGGCGAGGGCCGGGAGGAATATGTGAAGGAAATTATGACGCCAGGCCATAGATCACCTTCTTGATGTAGTCGAGAGTTTCTGGCTTCAGTTGCAGACTGTCGGACTTCTCCACCGCCTCGGCTGCATCCTGGAGCGCCTGCTTCCGGATTTCCGCCTCCCGCTTCACGTTCAAAGTCGTGCTCTGCTCCAGCCGCTGAACACCGAGTGCCAGGGCCTTTACTTGGTCGATGGTGGAGGAAAGAGTTTCCGGGTCGCTGATATCGGCGTCCTGTAATTTCAGCGACAGGTCATAGGCCAGGGTGCGAAGCATCTCGGTGATGAGGAGGCCGAGTTGCCCCTGGGGAGCCGCTCCGAACTTACCGATCCACATCTCGGCCATTTCACGTCCCTGGCGGATTTTGGCGCCGACCTCTTCCATGCGCAGCGCGTAACGGTTCACGCTGGACTTGGTGACGCGGTCACGATGGCCTTCCTCCTCGAGGATCTCATTGATCCGGCGGGTCGCTTCCAGCTGAGTACATCGAGGATCGCGCAGCAGTTCCTGGAGCTGTTCCTTGATTTCGGCAGGCAGCAGGTCTATGGATGACGGTTGGCGGCCCATGCTCACCCCCTCGGGCTCGGGCGCTTGACGCCCGGTACCACGGTGCGGCCGCACGCCACGTCCGCGCCGCGCTGGGTGATGGTGGCCACCATGTATCCGGCGACGTCCTCTATGGTGAGGAGGCCCTGTTCCCGAAGCCAGGAGAGCTGGGTCCGCACGAAGTCGCGGCTGCACTTGTGGCCGAACCGCTCAATCACGGAATGGATGATGGACTCGTTATGGCTGTAACCCAGATCCTGCTCAAGCGCCCGCAGGATGACCAGGCGGATGTCGGTGGTCAACAGATCGGAAAATGCCATTACCGTTTACCTCCCTGATTGATCAGGAATTCGTTTATAAGATCGACGGCCCTGTTGAGGCCGTCCAGTTTGCCGTCCATTCGTTCGAGCTTGCCGACGGCCGTATTCATCCGCTCTTCAAGTCGTGGATGATAGGTACATGATGGCGGGTGCTTGATGTCGTTTTCCAGCTTCATTAGTCGATCTTCAGCCGCGGAAAACCGCTTGTTCGTCACCTTTTCCCGGTTGGTCCACCAGGTATACAAGGTGTTTCCCGCAACCACCGCCAGCACCAGGATGTCGATATAGAATTTCCATGCGGCATAGTTCACAACGCCCTCCAGTGGGTGTGGATTTGTTCAAGCTCGGTTTGGCAGGCTACGCAGCGGGTTGCTTCGGGAACCGCCCGGCGGCGGGCCTCGGGAATGGGTTCGCCGCAGTCGAGGCAAATCCCCCCGTTCGCTTCACTCACACCCCCCTTTCGCAAAGGGGGGTCAACAGTCCCTTCACAGGCTCCGTTTTGACTCCCCCCTTTATGAAAGGGGGGTCGGGGGGGATGTAGGTTTCTCAGCGCCAGCTCCCGGAAAAACTCGTCGTTCGCCTGCGCGCGGTCGATCTCATCTCCCACTCCGGCATTCCTCCAGAGCCTTCAGGAGAAGCTCGTTGTCCTGGTAGAGGCGATCAAGATCCGCCTTCTTTACCTGCGTCGTCTCCCCGCCCTCCACCACCACGTAGCGCCGCGAGCACGCGGTCATGCTGATCAGCGAGGCGAGTATCGACAGCAGAAGGATCTCCTTTGCCAAGCGCTTCGCGGAATTCCTGGATATTCGCTTCATGGTCTTCTCCCTTTTGTCGTTCCCGCCATGACGTCAATCCAGAAATAAGGAACGGCAGCAGATAGGCGGCGATCTGCAGAATGGCTGAGGTGATGGACATGGCGTTACGTCGTGTGCGTGGTGATATTGATTGCGGGCTCCAGCGCCGCAAGCGCTCCGGGTGTGCCGCCTATGGCCATTTCCCCCGTCGCGCCGACCCCGGTAGTCTGCCCGAGTAATGAATGGATAATAGCGTCGGCCTGTTCGCGGCTCACCTTGGGCATTGCGTTGCAGACATAGGCTATTGCCAGGTCCAGCTTCTGCACCCCGGTTAGAGCGCTTTTGGAGCCGACCAACTGCGCGGCCTTTTCCTCGGCAAGGGCTATCCCCTGGAAAGCAAGCCGTTCGATGATGTTGTCCTTTTGCGTCAGGGCCTCGATTTTGTACTTCTGGCCCAGCCGATTGAGAAACAGGCTCAGATACCCCAGGGCAAGGGCCGTGACTAAAGGGAAGATAGTCTCCTTCAATAGCGCGGCCACGGCGGCGGGTGCGGTGGATACGGCGGCCGGGGCGGGATCGGCGGCGAGTGCGGGAACGGCGGTCACGAGGAGCAGCATGGCGAAGATCAACAGTTTTTGCATAGTGACACCTCCTTGGTTGATGTGCATCGGACTAATTGAACGCCGGGACCCAGGGCACGCAGGCGCTGAGTGCGGCGAGAATGATTACCAGGACAATGAGTTTCATGGCGTCTCCGGGTGTTCTTCGAGACCTGCCGGGTTTTGAAAACCCGGCAGGTCTGGATAAAGCTTCCACAAATCAAGTATCCCTTGCCGATAGACCGTCTTACCGTTCACTTTCACGGCCGTGAGCTTTTGACCTCGCGGCGCGTTGTGCGCGAGACCCAGGTGAACCCAGCCGCTTGGGCCGAACTCGTAGATGACCTGGTCGAACTCGGGTACGATCTCGGGGATGGCCCGGCAAACCTCGATGTGTGGTACGCCGGACACCTCGAAGTCGGCGGCCATGGCTATCATGTGGGCCGACGTGAGGGACCCTCCCACGGCCGCATTGACCGTTTTAGAGCGGAAGCAACTGGTGATATGGATGGGCTTCCCGCCGAAGTAGGCCCGGATCCGCTCCAGGGCTTCGGCCACCTTTTCGGCGTTGCGGAGGTATTGGGCCGGGAGGGTGTTGCTCAGGTCGAGGCGGAGGGCCGTGGCGGAGCGGGTGAGTTCTTCCAGGGTGAAATGTTCAGTGATGCGGTGAGACATGGTGACTCCTGTTTATTCATGGGGGCCGGACGATTCCGGCCCCCTCCTGCTATGGGGGCTGGCGCCCCCCGTCATAATCGGCGCCTGCCCAGGATCGCGGAGGCTGGGGTCGCGGGCGCCCTTGGTATTCGGTTTGTGAGAGGGGGAGGACGGGCTCTCCCCCTCTCGCCCGGCTGGCACCGGGTATCACGTTGGCCTCGTTGGCCGTTGTGTTTAAAAGGGGCGAGGCGCCGGGCTCACTCAGCGCCCCGCCTGAATCAAAAGGGGGTTAATCAATGGCGGGGACAACGTAACAGGAAGGCAGAACAGGAGATAGTAAAGGGCTTTATAAAATGAAAGGCCCGCCGGGATGGGCGGGCCTTGAGGGGAGGGTGCTAACGTGCCGCACGAGCGGACAAGCCGCTCAGCGGCGGGGGCCGTTATCGTGGCAGCGGCAGGGGCAGCGCATCAACCACCTGCACACCCCCGGCCACCGCACACATTGTTCATGGGGTGGTTTCCACCCCCGGCAACGCCGGCTGAGTCCGTTTGTGCTCACTCCGCCTCACCAGCGCCACAATCTGATAAAACCGGATCTCCGAGATATTGTGCTTCTTCATCAATGCCAGCTTGGAGCGATAGGAACCGTCCCACCCCATCCAGATCGCGTAATCGCGGCGGCGCAGGTCATATTTCCGGCCGCGGGGAAGATAGACGAACTCGCCCACCCAGGCGTTCTTCACCAGCTCGGTGACGGCATCCGGGAGTGCCGCATCAAACGGTATTTTCATATCGCCGAGTATGACCGCCGTCTTCTCCCGCAGCGCGGCGAGGCAAGTCTCTTCTATTCTGGCCGGTTCGGAAGGGGCGGGCTCGGCAAAAAGGGTCCCGCTTCCCGGCTCCGGCTGTTTTGCTCCGGTCCGTCCTTTCGGAGTGTAATGCCGCCTGCCTCCCCACTCGGCGCGGATATATTCGGTAACGGCAAAGGCCGCTTCGCGGGCTTTCGTCTCGTGAATACCTCCCTCGATGAGGACCTCGGCAATCTTCGCCCACAAGTCTTCCAGAAGCTCCGGATAGCCGTCCATATTGTGTAATGCGGTATTCATTACTTCCTCCAAGGGCGCGGCAAGCAGCGCCCCTACGTCCTCAACCCTTTCCGCCTGGCGTCATAGGCGAAGGCTTGGACGATCTTCATCAGATCTTCCGGCCCGCATAATTCCAGCGCGTCCTTTTTGCACATCCGTTTTGCCATGGCCGCTGCATAGGCCCACGGAAGGCCTCGATCCGAGAGAAATGCCTCAATCTTGTCCAAGAGCGCAGCGCGCTCGGGAACTTCCATGTTGCGCGGTTTTCCAGGGTAGGGGCGCTGCTTGCTGCGCCCGTCTCCCCCGCACAGATGATCCAGCACAGCCCGGCGGGCCTTGGCGTCCAGGTCGGCGGCCGAATCGACGCCGGCGACGTTCTTGAGCATGAGTCGGTAATCATCCTCGGACAGCCCCTTTTCCGCCTTGGCGATGTGGATTTTGGCGAGCTCGGCCCGGCGGCGATCTTCGGCTGTGGCCTGTTTTTTATTCCATTTTCTATTCCGCGTTGAAGCCATGTTCATCACCCCTTCCTCGTGCTCTTCGGCCCCCAGTTTTCCAGGAACGATCCGATCATCATCCGCACCCGGAGCACATTCTTTTTGTGTTCCTCGGCGCTCACCTTCGGTGGCGGCAATTTCATCCGCTCGGGACGGGGCGGCATCAGTTCTATAACATCCAGCGGCGCGGGCCATTCTCGGATGCGGCCGAAGATCAGGTCGAACGCGGCGCGGATGCGTGGTTCGTCAAGTTCCCGGATGAATACCCGCTGCCTAAACGCCCTGAGCCAGATGTCGGCGATGAATTCCATGGTATCCTCCGCCGGAGCGTTTTTGAGCCGCAGGGCCATGAGCGCCTCCAGACCGTCACCGACCGCCCGCCGAACCCAGCCCATCAGCTGTTCTTCCAGTTCTCCAGGCGACCGATGGCCCTGGCGGTTTTGGAAACCCCTCCCGGCCTCCCCGTATCAGGGGAGGAATCCATCACGTCGCTTCCCCCCTGATAAGGGGGGATTGAGGGGGGTTGATTCTCCAGCACCCTCTTCAAGTAATTGTGCCCCTTCAGCGGCCGCACGTCCCCGGCATCCCGCTTCTGCCGCAGCGCCTCCACCGTCTCCGACAGCGCCGCCGCAAGCTGTGCATTGTCGGATGACAACTCCATCACCTCACGAGCCAGGCGGAGCATTCGCTCATACGCCAGCGCCCGGGTAGCGGGACGGAACAGCCCGAGATAAACGACCATCGGACGGGCCAGCGGGCCGAGTTCGGCAAGAAATGCCGCGAACTCGCGCCCGGCGGCCTCTTCCATGGCCGCCTCCAGGTGAAAGATCGTATGGCAGCAGGGGCAGGTGAGTTTCATCCGACTACCTCGAGCAGCTCGATACTGGAAAAGGTTTTCTGATAGTGGCGCCGGATCGCGGTGGCAGAGGGCCAGATGGCGGAAAAGAGCTGGATCTTTTCGTCAGGATTGAGGCCCATGCTCTTTTTTAACCATTTCGGAGTCTTTCTTATCTCCTCCCGGGTCTTTGCCGGAAGCAGATATCGTGAGAATGGTCGCATATAGCGCCGTTCAGGATGCTCTTCTCGGGGTGAAAGCCATGCCCCCTTCATATGGCCGTCGACATAGGTGACGACTCCTAGAGAATTTTTGGACACAAGCTGTCTCTGAAAGGTGACCTCACGCCCGTCAACCATGAGCTTGGCATAGCCATATGTCCCGCCCAGCGCCTTCTCAACCCTTGCCCAGTCTTCTTTCGTCATCGGCCCACCCCTTTCACCCTTCGCAGTTCAACCGGTTCCGGCCAGCTCTGCACCCCTCCCGGCATAATCTTCCTGTCAATATCAACGGAATCCCGACACTTCGCAGGCCACTTCATGATCGGCAGAGGGTGATCCGGGTGCAGGCAATGCCGTTGCAGACCATCCCAGCCGAAAAACGTGCACTCCCCGCAGCTCACGCCGCCTCCGGCGGCGGGTCGGCCAAGGTTACCAACTGCTCGACCAGCGTATACTCGAACCGGTCCCGGCCGATCTGCCTGCACTCGATGCGGATCCCGTTCATCCTGAGCTCGGCGATTGCGGAGTTCACGGCGCAAACCTCCGCGGCCCGGACAATTTCCATGGTGCTGTGCGGGAGCCCGTCAGACAGCACCGCCAGCACCCGGCGGAGACGGTCGGAGTTCTCTATCCGCGCAAAATGGATGGTTCCGGTTCGGTTCATGGTGCCCCCTCTCTCGCCAGTCGAAACCGCTTGATGTCCAGTTTCGTGATAGCCAGAAACGTGTCCCGCAGTTCGGCAGGCATGTCGCCGTAACCGTGCTGGTTCATGTACAGCAGTTCAGCGCGGCTGATGAGCATCAGGTTGGACGGATCACAGTTCGTGCGGCAACCGTCTTTGAATGCCACCACCATGCCCTCCGGAACGGGGCCATAGGTGCATTCCCAAACCCATACATGCTTCTGTTTGAACCTGGTCGGAAATCCGGTATACGGGTTTCGTTCCGGGACGCTGATCCAGACGAATCCATCCTTGGAGTCGATACGCTCGGACCAGAGCCGCTTTTTGTTTGCCGGCAGGTTCCCATTCTTGAAGCTGCCCTTGTTGGCGCCGGTCAGCCCCTGACCTTTCGTGCCGGAGTTCCAGGGTTGATGCCCCTTTTCAAACCTGCCGGTCCGGCCGGATACAATCCCACGATTGTGGACAAACGAGCGGATCTGCCGGATGGTTTTTGAATCATTGAACTGCGCGTTGTAAATCTCGGTAAGCTCAGCAAGACTCCGCCCGGCATAGTTCTCCAGGAGGAACCGGGCCTGTTCCGGACTATAGATGCGCGGCCGTTTTCCTGGGTTCCCTCCAGGTCTTCTGCCGGATTTGATTTTGTGATTGTTCAGTGCGCTCCGGATCTGACTACACGTCCTCTGGCACCCAAAATGCGCGTTGAATGCATCGGTAAGTTCCTGGCGGAGCATCAGGGGGTAATTCGTGCGCAGGAAGTCTAGCTGTCCTTCGGTGTACCGGGTTCGTGCGATATTCCGATCATCTCCGGTATGTCGCGGATGCTGTCCCCCAACGCCTTTTGAGCCTCCAGCGCCAATTTTGCGTTCTCCACAATTATCTTCCCGACTCCCGTGACCGCCCGGGACCGCTCGATTTCCTCGTTGAGTTTTTCGCCGGTGAGCGTCTCGTCCGAAAGCCTTTCCATCTGCGCAAACAGATGATCGTTCAGGTCGATGAGTTTGTTTTTGGTCTTTGCCATGGTCATTCCTCCTCAATTTGAATTGAACCAGCGCGTAGATTTTCGCGATGATTTCAGGCGATATGCAGGATGACGTTTTCATGATGTCCCTCGTTAACCGGTTTGACCGTTCAAGTGCGGGCCGGATACGCTCCGGCCCTGTCTTCAGCAGTCAAACTATCAGCCGATTTCATCCCATCGCGGCGAAGCGGAAATTGACATCAACTTTCGCTTGAAGTGTCTTGCTTCCCATCACCTCACCTCCACCGAAAGCTCGCTCGTCTCCATATCGCGGAGCACCTCAACCACGAGCGCCTCTCCCATCAGGTCGCTGACCGGAACGTCATCCACCATCCCGGACAGGGCGCTCCGCAGCGCTCCGACCGTCTCTATGCCTATTGTTTCGCGTTCTGTCCTCTTCATCACGTCACCTCCATAAACGGATTCTTCAGGTAGTGCCGCAAAAACACCGGCATCTTCGGTACCTCGACATCGTCATTATCCGATGCCTGTAAATGAATAGCTCCCGCCCAGTCAACAGCCTGCAACCGCTGTTCGGCGTTCCACCCGGCCACAACCGCCTCATCGACCGTTACCCCGACCAGGGACAGGATCGATACCGTTACGCCTTCGTCAGGGACGTCGGCGGCGGTGGGCTTCCCCAGGTCTTGCAGGAAGGTGTTCGGGGAGAGAAGACAGAAGAATGATTGTCTGCAACCGGGGCAGGTAAAGGCTACCTCGATCCCGTCGAGGCAGGGGCACGGCTGTACTCTGATATCGGATTCTTCAACGGTTCCAGTGCATTTCGGGCATTGCATTGCGTCCCCCCTATTTCGCCGTATCCAGGCTGATCTGTTGATATTCGCCCCGTGCGTCTCGTTCGTAGACCCTCAAGTACGCCTTCGAACCCACCGTCTGAAGGCTTTCAGCGATGGCGGTCATGGCCTGCCGCCATGTTTCGTCCTCGATGTCAAGCCGCCGCAGGCGCAGGATTCCTCTCACATTGACCTTGCCCTGCTTGTCGACCTGGAAAACGTCGTTGACCAATGCTTGCAGGTTGGTATTGCCCCCCTCGCTCCAGCGTTTCAGACAATCATCGATGAGCTCCTTTGCTATCTGCAGGCGTTCGTCGAATACAATGTACTCTTCTGTCGCTCTGACGACCCTGTACCGGCCGTCATAGCTGGTGAGGGTGACGTTTCCCTTGCCACCGCCCCGTTTAACACCGAAGCGCTCCCCGGAGAGCTCAACAAACGCCTCGATATCGGCCATTGCATCGACCTTGAACCGGCTTACCACCTGGTGTGTGCTGATCGCGCCTGATACGATTCCTCGCACCAGGTCATCGCGCAATTTATCGATCTCCCGGACCTTTTCGATCGGCATGAGCGCGCCGCGGCTGTCTTCCATGTATCCTTCGGGTATCGCCATCCTTCGTCTCCTTTATTTCGTCTTTCGACGGCTTTTCAACTGCTGTTTAACGTCCGTTGCATCCCTCTCCACTTCGGCCAGAATCTCGGTTGTCCTGGCATCGAGCCACGCCTTTTCCGCCAGATATCGTCCCGTCATTGCCTCCATGTTCCGGTAATGCGCGGTCCAGGTCTGCCAGATAGACCCGGCAGAGCAACCGATCACCAGGGCGACCAGTACCAGCGTTATCGCGGCCGGGGCACTCATGCCCAGCCCTCGCGCCGGATAACGAATACCTTGTGGGATGGAACGGCAACGTAACTCCGGGGCAACGTACCCGCTCCGATCCCGGTAAACCTCGGCGGGGCCAGGCAGCCGCTCATGACCAGCTGCACCGCCAGGGACGCGGCTCGCTTTGCCTGTTCTTTCCTTGCCTTCCGGTATTTCAGCCAGTAAATCAGGTTCCGTATCAATCTCTGTTTCTTCATCTCGAACCTCCTCTTTCGCATATACGGCAGGCCATCCAGATATCCGCCCTGCTGGTGCTGAAGCCTTTTTTCCGTTCCTCGGCGCAATGGCCGAGCGGGATTTCACCATGAACCGGGCACTCGACGATGGTAGCCCCGAACTCCTCATCCACCAGTTGCAGGATAATTTCAGGATTTGGATACGTCCCCTTCAGTGTCTGGTTGACCGCGCTCGCCGACCTGCCGATCCGCCGGGCTATCTCGGCCTGCGGCATCTCGTTCGACAGTCTGACCAACAGTTTCATCTGGTCATCAAGGCTCATTCGGCGCCTCCCGACCAGACCACCTTTTTCAGATTCGGGTCATAGACCTGCTTGACCCGCTGCACCATGGGAGGGCGCGGACCGGTGTATCGGGAGAGGAGGAACCGGTAACGGGCAAGGACGCCGCCGCCCTTGCGGTGGCCCGGCTTGCCATTGGCAACCATGGCCAGATAGCCACCCTTGTGCAGATAATGGATGTAACTCTTGGCGCCGGCCTCAGTCACCGCTACCGTCTCGGTGGACGCGTGGACGGCCAGATCCAAGGAGGAGAACTCGCCCAGGACCTTCATCACCAGCCACATCTGCTCCTGGCCTTTGCCCATGGTAATCTCGCTGCCGTCTTTGCGCACTTGCGGCGCTTCAACGCCGCAATCTTTGACGAGTTTGTACGTCACCGCGACTTCCTCCTTGACGAAAGGGGGTTCAGGGAGGGATTTCTTCAGGTACCCGGCGGCGGTCAGGCCGGTCACGTAATCCCTGACTTGCTCGGCGCTGCACCGGGTGTCGCCCCGCAGTCCCGCGAGGTTGAATGACCGCAGCCTGCGGATCGTCGCCCAGATAGCGTCGCGGGTCTCCAGCGGGCGTCTCTTGTCAACGGCTCTCTGGCTCATATCACCTCCCCTCCGGCGCGGCGCCGGTGTACATGGTGACCCCGCGCAGCGAGTCCATGGTGATGCGATCGAGCCCCATGGACAGCGCACGTTCCTGTGCCAGCTCCAGGTTGACGCAGATGCGGCGCACGCTCCCCTTGGCGAGCCCGTGTATGTGGGCGACAGCCTCTTCATCCGCCGGGACCCTGCGACAGTAGAATTGGGCAAGCACCAGGGCGTCATCCAGATCGGCGGGCTCGGCCCGTGTGTTTTCCAGGATGCGGCCGGAAAAACGCTCCCACTTTTTAAGCTTCAGGGGAAGTTGTTCTTCTCCGATGATCATCACCACGCCCTTGCTCCCGTCGTAGATGTCCCGGACGATTTCCACAGTGGCCTTTTCCACGAGAAAGTCCATTTCATCGATGATGAGCGGCCGGCTGGAGGTGGCAAGCTGCTGGCACACCTGGTCGCACATGTCGTATAGCGCTTTTTCCGGAATTATTCCCATGTCCAGCAGGATGTCGTTCAGGAGCTTCTTTCTTGTCCAGGTCGATTTACACTCCACGTAATAGGCCCGATGCTTGGCCCTGAGATATGACGCCGCCGAGGTTTTTCCGTAGCCGCTCCCCCCGTAAAAGCAGAGCATCCGGGGCAGATTCGGGGACGTGGCCATCGCCCTTTGCATGGCGTATTCGGCCCGCGCCACGTTCGCCAGCGCGGCCACCGTCTTGACATCGCTTCCCTTTTGTTGCATGATCCCTCCTGTCTTTGTTTTCCCCATGAAGTTCCCCCCTGTAAAAGGGGGGGCAGGGGGGTGAAGCCGCGCGCCAACGCGGCTTTTTTATTTCGTCATTACCCCGAGGTCCGCTTCCACTGCTGTGAACGCCATGCAGAGGGCGCTCTGGCCGAATCCCTGGTAGAATTTGTAATCCTCTTCGCTGATGATCTCCCCCAGGGCAAGCCTTTCCTTCAGCCCCTTCCACCGCTTGTACATCTGCCTGTCGCTCTCCACCTCGATCCGGGCCACCTTGCCCTTGTTGGCCTCCAGCTCGGCCTTGAGCTGTTCGCGCCTTTCCAGCACCTCCGGCGGCAGCGGTGCGGGGGCGGCGGGTTTCCCGTCCAGAGCCAGACCGGCCTCGGCCGACGCGACAAGCGCCGGGGTGGTGTACTCGATGGCGGGCCGGGGGTAGTAGGCAATATGCTTTGGCGCTTTGTCCTCGCGGCAGGAAAGGACGATCTCGGCGGCGGACTTGCCCCGCAACTCCTTCTTGGACTGCCGCTTCAGTTCCGCCGCTCTGTCTTTCAACTCCTTTTGATATGCCTTGGCCTTGGCCGAGACCTCTGCGCGGGATATGTCGATAATCTCCGGGCATACGGCGATGCAGAGGAACTCCATCACCCCGGCTTCATTCTCGATCTGGCAGACCACCCGGCCCACGTCCTCGGTGGTGAAGCAGCGGACCCGCTTGCCCACGCAGCCGCCGAAAGCGGGGGCGACGTAATTGAAGGTGTCGATGTCGAAGCCGTTCTTGGTGACGGTGCGCCAGCCATTGCGCCCCGCGACAGGCGACAGCAGCACGTCCAGCGCCCGCTCGTCGCTGATGCGGTGGATGTCGTGGGGCCATTCCGATAGCGCCTGGTTGGGCGACTTGCCCAGGGACGAGTGGATTCTGTCGTGGTAGGAGGCGCACCACCGGTCGCAGAACTCCTGGAATTCGGCGGAGGTCATCTTCATCTCGATGACTTCGTCCCGCTTCATGAGGCGCTTTGCGAATGATTCCCGTGATTCTATGGCCTTGCGCTCGGCCACGTTGTGCCCGCAGTAGCCCGGCAGGTGTTCGACCAGGTCGTGGGAAAAGGTGTGGAAGGCGCGCTCGATGAAGGGCTTTTCCTCGCCGGAGAATGGACGGCAGTAATGGAGTTCTATCTCCAGGTCCCGCATGCAGCGCTGAAAGTGCTCGGCGACGTAAGTCTTGCCGTTGTCGCAGCGCAGCTCCCCGCCGACAGGCACACCCCAGTCGAGCAGGGCGCGGCGCACGGTGGCGATGCCGTCCACGGCCCGCTCTGTGTGGGAGACCTGGAACTTCAGTCGGCGCGTGCCCACGTCGATGATGCCGATGATCTTGTGGCGGCCGTCAGTGAGCAGCAGATCCGCCGGGGTGGCGTCGATCTCCCAGCGCTGGTTCGGCCCGGTGATCCCCTCGGCCGCGTCGCCGAAGGCGATAGAGAAGTCTCCCTTGGCCTTGTCCGGGTCCACAATATGCGCCCACTCGAAAGGATGGGCCTGTATCCAGGCCTCAATCCAGCGGCCCACGCTCTTGACGGAGACTCTCGGCCCGCCCTTGCAGACGGCGAACATGTATTCATGGGCCTTTTTGGGCGACTGCCGCACATGGGGATCCTTGACCATGATGGTCAAAAGCGCGGTGACGTAGGGTTTCACCGGGCGGCCGTCTTTGTCCTCGCCGGTCACGTAGGTCTCTATCTTGGACTGCCCCTTCCGGTTGCCGTAACAGTCCACGAGCCCCATGGCGCCGAGCTGCTGTTCGTCTCTCAGCCAGCGGGACAGGGACGTGTCGCTGAGGTCTGGAATCTCGGCCCTTACCGAGTCGCCGATCTCGATGCGGCCCATGGTGTATTCGTAGGAGAAGACCTTGAGCCCCGGAGTCTTGGCAAGGCCGGAGACGGAAAGAAACGTCTCGAACGCGCGGATGATGGCGAGCTTGGCCTCCGCGCCCTTCCGCTGCCACTCGGGCAGACGGTCGAAGGTGGCGAGGCTCTGGATGCGGGCCGCGAAGCGGCGGGCCTGGAGGTCGGCCTTTTCATCCTTCCACCCTGATTCAGGGGGAGATTGAGTGGGGGTGGAAGGGGCGCGATCAGCGTTGCGGCGCTCGTTTACGTGCTGTCGTGCGAGGTATGCGCGGGTTTCGGCAGGAAGGGAGGAGAGGGCGTATTCGCGGCCACCGCCACGACCGGAACGTTTCCGGAAAGACCAGCTTTCACGCTCGGCTTTCTTCTGAACGCCACGTTCTGTTGTAGGCATTCCGGGCAGTCCGGCCAGCTCTTTCGCGGGGCAGTACATTTCTCCCTGGTCCATTATCTCGCTCCCCGGCTCTGTCTGCGCTGTTTGCGTTTTAACGCCGCTATTCGGCTGGTTATTTCGCGTTTCTGATCTTCCAGCTCGTCTATCTGGTACTGGTAGCTGTTGGAGAGACTGACTTTTGCTAACTGCCAATTGCGAAGCCTGATTTTTACTTTCGCTTTCAATGGCAGGTCTCCTATGAGGTATTTATTACCTCCGCCTTGTATCCGCTCGCCTGTAGGCCGCCATCCTTGCTTTTTGGCTTTCTTTAGAACTGCAACTCTGGATATTCCCAGGGCATTGGCTATTTCTGTCGTGGATACGCTATCTGGTCGCTCCATGGGTGCGCTCCTTAAAACAATTAGTTATTTATTCCCCTCCAGTTCCTGCAGAAACAATTGCCGTTTGCGTTTTTCCGCCTGCAGTTTCCTCGCTTCCTCGTCCAGCTTCTGAATCTCCGCCCTGAGCGCGTCCGGGCCGGGCAGGGTGTATACCCCCGCGGCCTCGGCCTGGATGCGGATGAGTTCTATGTCGCCGGTGGCTACGCAGAAGGCCGCGTAGAACCGCCCCGGCATCTCGTGCGGATGCGAGGACGAGGTCCAGTTATTGATCATGGTGAGGGTCACTTTCTCGCCGGTAAGTTCGCTCATCTCGTCGGACAGGCTTTCCCGGCTCTTGCGGACGGCGGCGATGGCGTTCTTGATCGCCGCGTTGATCCGGGCGGACAGGTTGAGGCGGGCCGGACGAGACTGCTCTCTCTCGGCATGCTCGTGGCGCAGCAGGTCGAACAGGTTCATTTGATTAGCGTCGCTGACTAATTTTTTCTTAACCTTCGTCATTGCGGACCCGTGAAAAATCGTTTATATTCACTTCCGTAATACATTCCATCCCCGGAATGTCATGCGGCATAACGGTGCGGCCAAAGACGCTTGCGGCTGATCCCCAAATCGGCGCTAATCTCGTCGGCGATCCTCGGCGGCGGCGATAGCACGCACTTCCTGACCGCCTGGCGGGTAATGCCTATCCGGCGGGCGATCCGGGCGAAGGAAGACTTTTTCAGTCGGAGCTGGTACTGGATCCAGAGGCTGAACTCCTCTGGTTTTTTTGGCGGGCGTGTTGTTGTCATGTGTACTGACCTCATGGAAAGGAGTCTAAAATGGACGAAAAAATCTTTTCACATGCCGTAACTATCGCGGCGGCATTCATCGCCAACGGAGACATCCGTTGCGGCGGATCTACTCGCGAAGAGTCAACGGCTATGGCGCAATTAAGTGATCTTCTCCCGACGTTGTACAAGGTGATTGCTGAGGCGCGGGAGAGTGTGAAGGCCGGGTCTTAGGGACATAAACCATGCGGCCTCCTTCTCCGGAGGGGTGATTCTTCGGGACATATACCGTGCAGCCAAAACATGAGGATTCCTTCTTGATTCTGTTCATGGTTTCTCCTTTGGAAAATTAGAAGTTGCGTCATAAGTCTCTTGTTTGTTGGTTAACAGCACGGTTGATTAGCTCTATAAAATCGCTGCACTTGGTGAGCGGGTGGCCGTAAGGATCGCGGAAGTCGTACCAATCGAAGAGAGTAACCAGTTCCTCCGTCGTCATGGCGGAGACCTGTTTGTCGCGTGGGGGTATGCATGGATCGTCGGCGAGTGTCATCGTCTAATCTCCATTCTGTCGGGTATGAACCCGAAACCGCTACACTTGAAGTAAAGTTCCATAGCGGTGGAATTTATCAATATTTCAATGTGCCGGTTGAGCGATATGAAGGCCTTATGCGGGCCTCGTCAAAAGGGGGTTATCTGGACTCATATATCAAGGGTCGTTTTCGCTACCGGAAGGTAGGTTAACCCCCTCCCCTTTTTTTCATCCGGCGTGTTGTCCCGGAAACAATTTAAATCCGTTTATAACTCCAAAACGGAGTCTAGTCAACCAATAATTTCATTTCGGAGTTTAAATTTTCTTATGATGTGTCATAATCTTCGCAAAATATCGAATATATTTGATAAAATGAACTCCGAAACAGCCGTGTTCATTTCGGAGTTCATTTCGGAGTTTAGGCAATGAACTCCGAAATAAAATTACCCGGTTTCAAATCTAGGCTGGAATCAATTATTGGTGAAGAGCAACCGTTTAGTTGGGCGTCACGAATTGGTATTCCTAGCGCAACATTTAATAGGATGTGGAATGAGGGGGTCCCTCCAAAGGCCAACCATTTAGCGCTAATTGCTAAGAAAACCGGTTATTCTATAGATTGGTTGCTAACAGGTGAGGGGGATGTAAAACGAAGTGAAGCGATCGCTAATATCCCAGAATATAGCGTTGCTAAAGACCTTGGCGAAGATTTCGTTCTGGTGCCGCGATATGAAGTTATGGCCAGCGCCGGAGGCGGGGCAATGGTCCACAGTGAGCAGGTTGTGGACCATCTGGCGTTTCGTTCTGAATGGGTCAGAAATGCCTTGGACGTATCGGTAAAGGCTCTCGCGTTAATAAGCGTTAAGGGCGATAGTATGGAACCTACCCTGTCAAATGGAGACTTGATCCTGGTCGACACAAGTACGCAAAAGATTGATGACAACGCAATTTATGTATTAAGATTCAATGGTTCTCTACTTGTGAAACGAATACAGAGAAAATTTGACGGATCCGTGGTTATTAAGTCGGACAATCAAGCATATGACCCGGAAGTGATTATTGGAGGTGCAATCGAAGAGTTGCATATCGTTGGCAGGGTTGTCTGGGGTGGGCGAAGGATGTAAGTCAAATTCGGTATATGGATCAGGAGGAACAATAATGAGTTATACAAATCAATCGACTCAACAAAGATTCCCTTTCCCATATGACACAGTATATCGAGGGCTTCTTAGGGTTATATCAAACCTTGGAATGGATATTGAGGATCATGACAAAACCATTGGAAGGATAAAGGTTTATACTTCTATTTCAATGCTATCCTGGGGTGAAAATCTAACAATTATTGCTGAAAAAATTGACGATTCGTCCACGTTGGTTAAAATTGAATCATCTCTCGCCGTGAGCATAAACGTGGCCGGAGCGTACAAGCATCAACAGAATTTCGAACAGATAATCAGTTCGCTCAGCAAATTGTTACGACGAAAATCTGAACTGATTCAGGACTACTGCATGCAGGAGAATAAGTAGGTGGTCTGCAATGAAAACGATCCTCCTTTTAACAATGCTTCTTATCCCTGTCGCAGTCTTTGCGGGAGGTCGCGGCCATAGTTTCGGTGGCGGCCGAAGCTACAGCGGACATCATGGCGGCCTCAACACCGGGCCAGTCCATGTGGAAGGGTACACTCGCCGGGATGGAACGCATGTCTCCCCTTACTATCGTTCCCGCCCTTACCACCATTACCGCGGCTCCACCGGCCAGGGCTTCGATTTTTCCGCATATCCGACCGGCTCCTACAGCCCGGACCCGCCCGACTTTAAATATCATTCCATCACACCGGCGGGCACACCTCAAGACGTTTACACCTGGACCGATGCATCCGGGACGGTTTATTTCAGCGATACACCGCCCGCCGGTAAAATGCGCTGATAAGTTGCCTGATTCGGTCACGTGACAAACTGCCAAACCATGTGACGATAAACAAGTTTTCCACGAATCCCATGTGTCCGCTACGATCTCAGTACAAGCCGCCGAAATCACCACAAAGCCGCACCATGACCACGATCCCACAATATCACAGCCATTCCCGCAATTTCCCGCATTTTCACTTTGACGTCACACCATCTGGCTCTTCACAATTACCGTCTTTTGCATCCGTTTTTGGTGAAATGACGGGCTTCGACAGGTGAAACTCAATGCCGACAGCAGCTCAATCATTCATTGTCGGGCGGGAATTTACAGGGCACAGCATTGTGTCGACTCGCGTGCCGAGGCTACGGCGTCGGTCGGCTTCCGAAGTCTCCGCACCAGGTCCGGCAGGATTCCCAGCACGTAGTCCACGTCTGCGTCGCTGTTTTCTCTTCCGAGGGA